CAATTTTTGTTTTGAAATGGTATCATAAGTTTCTTCGTATGCCGTAGAAGATAAAATCTCTTTAGGCACTTTTACTGAATCTAAAAAGTATTTCAATGTTGCAAAATCATCCATTGGATCAAGTGTTGCAAACTGGCCAGATTCAATGAAGTCTGTAAAGTTTGGTTTGAATGTGGTTCTGCGGTTTGCATCGGTGATTGCACCATACAATTCCTTGTATCGTTTCTCAAAATCACACAGAACACCATCCATGTCCACATAAATCTTAGATATTCTCATGTATACTTTCTTTCAGAATACTTTTCAGTTTCTGTTTATCATAATGAATAAATGGTGTATATTTCTCAATCTTCAATTGCCAGTTTGGCCAAATGATATCGTCAACAATTTTCTTTTTCCACATAGGAAAGAAACCCATTAGATCATTGAGAATTGCCACCGTTTCAACCATCACTTCACCTTGCATCATCATTGTCAACAGGTATGGATGTGATCCGTTATCAACATGAAGGAAATTGCCAGATGAATCGAATAAGAGTATTATATCTTGTTCGAAGCGGTATGTCAAGCTCTCGTTACGTTTCTTCCAGGCCTTGTAGGTTTCTTCACCTTCTGGCCCCATGATATCACCGATCCATTTGATATCTTTTTCCAATAGATTGGAAATATAAAAGTTTTTCAATTCTTCAAGATTATACTTGCGTGACAGTTTGTAGAAAGAGTATTTGTCTTTCCTCACCATGAATGAATTTTCACTTATGTTTGTTTTGCCATGATATTTGAAGTAATCATAAGACGGTGAACTAAAGTGAAGCTTCAACGAATTATATAAAGCAAAAGCGGAATAACCATTACGCTCTTGAAACTGAAACGTCATACTGGAAGTTTTGCGGTTTTCTTCAATAGATTTAATTCTTGTGCTTCTTCACGAATCTTGGCTTTCAATGAACTGGAAATAAGTGTGGATGCCACATCAACTTCCAGTCCATTTTTTTCACAATAAGCCACGATTGTGTCCATAATCTTTTCTCGGGATTCTTCAGCCAACTTCATAATTGTTTCGCTGAATTCCTGAATTTCACTTTTAGTAGGCATTATTTTTTCACATTCAAAGCATAAGAAATACAAGTGGCGGTAGGATTGGTTTCATATGCACACTTGACTGCTAACGGATCAACACCTTTGGCAATTGCAGCCTCAATGTTTTTGGCCATGTTGTTACGATCATTAATGTAATTCAAAGATACTGAAACGATTCCTGTCATACACATAATCATCACACATACAATGACTGTAATGATTGTGGAATTTGTTTTATTATCCATATCAGTAGAACTCCTTGTTTCGGTCAATTTGGTCACCTTTGCGTTTGTAAAAAATATGTCGGCCAATTTGGTCAACTTTGTCCAATTTCCAACCCGGTCTAACGTAGTCGGCGTGGTAGTAGGTTGCTCCATCTGTTACATCCTTGATTCTTTCATAGTTGACAACCATGTGTGTTGCTAACTCACGAATGTCATTATACAATGAAGTGCTCTTAACTGTCAAGCGCCTGTCGGTAAATGTTTTGTCACAATACCAGGAAAACTGGCAAGTACCACCAGTCTTTTGGTATACCACATCACAGATATTATTGGCATAGTTTCCAGATTGAACACGGTTGATTGTCACGAATGCCACGGCCATTTTACCTTGTGTAGGTTCATGTGCAGCCTCGAAATAAATGTTTTCTGCCAAACAAGTCACTTGTTTTTGTGCATCTTTTGTGAGTGAGTGATACGATGCTTTGATTGGAAATTTATTGTGTATGTTAATATTGATTGCGTTCAACATCAACACAATTGTGGACAGAAATAACATAAGAAGTATAGGTCTACTTCGCATTGTTTTCCTTTGTTGATTGAGGTGGTTTTGTGAGAACCACCTAAAAACTCTATACAATTAGAATGATCTGGTGTATTGTAGTGTGGTTTGGATCAATGCTCCATCACCACGCTGCCAGTCACGACCAAAACTAACTCTATCTTTGCTGGTCAAATCGTAACCAACTGACAAACGAGAGGTCTTTGAATTGTCAGCGACATTGGAATCCCATGCGTTACGCACACGATATCCAACTTTTACAGAAACTGGAGTTCCAGTGATTTTACTGGTAACAGAAGGTTCCAAAACATAATATGTGGTTGTGTCGGAACCAGATTTTGCTTTCCATCCTTGTGCTACACGGAAATCACCTGAAAGGCCTCCAAACAATGGTTGATTGTGTGTCACACCGATTTCATAACGATTGGTAATAGCATATGTTTTATCGTTTTGAACGGCAGAAACACCAACATCACCAGTCAATGAACCAAAACTTTTGGTTTTGATGGACATACTGTTTTGGTGTTCTTGTTGACCTGTTGCCAAATCACGAATTGAATAACCAACAGTTACAGATTGTGCGCTAGCAATTGAGCTTACAACAAACAATCCTGCCAAAACTAACATTTTAATTTTCATATTTTCTCCGATAGTTTAACAAAGTGGTGGGTATTCTGTTACGAGGAACCCACCGAACCCTAGTCAGCGTTTAGGCTGCCAATGCGAACTTTTCATCGTTTGCGTTTACTTAATTTACTTTTTACGACTATCTGTGTCGAGTTGTCCACTTCTATACTATTTGCCCAATCGAAACCATGACTGGCCCATTAGAAAGCATACTAAATCTGCACTTTTTCAGTCGGGGCTATCTACTATTACGCAGCCTACCGGCAGTCCTTGACCGATCTTCATAGTATGCTTTCTGGTGGACCAGGGGAGAGTCGAACTCCCGTCTTGAACACGTTTCTAGTTGCTTCATACAACCATAAATTGTATTATATCACACACCTCTTTGAATGGCAAGAGGTTAATTTCCTAGGAAAAAATTCCTACTGTATATTCGTTCACCTGCAAGTTTACCAATAACCGAATTGGTTTTAACAGGACTTCCATTCATTAAATGTTCACAAAAATCTTTTTGTGCTAAAACATTTTGTATGCCTTTTTTAAAATTACGCATCAATTCAGAATCTTTTTCGTGTAGTATTCTGTAATGTGCATCAACACCAGCCGTTAAGGCACCATCAATATTATCTGGTGTTAGTATATATTTATCAAAAGTTATTTCGTAGTCTTTTTGTGTGAAACTGGCACCAGGTCTCACTTCATCATGTCTACCAATGGACTTTGCCCATCTGGTGTAATTTTCTGATGATTGGAATCTAAAAGGTTTGCCTTCAGTTTCTAATTTGTTTTCTATCAAAAATTTTTTAATCATATGTGATTGTTTCAAAGCCAATTTAGGCAATGTAAAGAAACATTCCACATTTTCAAAACCCATCAATGATTTGTATGATATTGAATTGTGTCTAGAATAAAAGCCGGTGTTTGTTCGTATCACATCAGGTTGTTCATGTCCATTTATTATACAATATTTTTTGTTTGCATAATTATCTTTGATGTAATCCAACATTACATTATCGTAAAGCCCAAGAGCAAATCTAGGAATCATTACTCTATTTTCAAAAATCCAGTTTTCATCCGTTATCACTCTTGATTTGGCCACGGGATCGAAACGATCTTTGTATGTGATTTTGGTGTTTGTGTCTGTATGGTTTTCTTCCAACCATTTTGCGGCAAACTTTGGATATGAAAGTGGTTCAAACTTGTCATCATGAAAAACAATGATTTCATCAATACGAACATTGTTTCTCTTTAACACATTATAGATTGTCTGGCTGTCTGTTCCACCACTCCACATCAATATAATAGTATCGTATTTGTTTTGTATGTTTCTTATTTCTTCATCCATTAACTGTTCAAAAGATTCTTCCGGATCTTTGGTCCAGTCCAACAGAGAATTGTCATCATCATAACAATATAATTCCACCTTTGTATTATTACGAAAGGCTTCATAACGAGCCAACAACTCATTAAAATAAATGTTGTTGTTGACTTTAAGATATATTTTAGGTAACATATTACTTTTTCAAATTTCGATATTCTTGCTGAATCTGTGTTCTGAATTCTTCTGGACTTCTGTTTGGTGCCATACCAGCATTTGTTTGGTTGATGATTGCATCAATTAATTCTTTGTCAGTTTTTACACCCTTGATGATATTGAACCAATGATCCACTTTTTCTTTTGGTGTTCCTGGTGGCGCAAAGAAACCATTCCACATAACAAGTTTCTTATTATAACCCATTTCTTTAAATGACTTTACACCAAAATAAGAATTCTCGGTACTAACACCAAGTCCATTGAATTCACCTTCAACAACTCGTTTACCAAATAGAAAGGTAACATACACAGCATCAACAGAATTGCTCATAAGACCATTAACTGTCTGTGCATCACCATTGTATGGCACCAAAACAATGTTCTTGTTACCTGAATAGAAATCACTTGAGAATATTCTATATGCGGTTGAACTTGTTCCTATATTAATCTGTTTTGTTTTGGCTGCATTTAATAAATCTTCATGTGTCTTATATGGACTATCTTTCTTGGTCAACAAGATTGCACCTGAGATTGATGTTTGTATGACTGGAACAAGTTTCGTCATTAAATTATAATCCTCATCATTCTCCAAAACATTATAAATGATTGAACCAACACCAGTAAACAATAATGTGTTTCCGTCAGGCTTGGCTTGCATGATGAATTCGTTTTGACCGACACGACCTTCTGCACCTGGTTTATTAATGATGATGGCATCAATACCATTCTTGTTCAAATGTTTTGCATACAATCTTGCGGTCACATCAGTATTACCACCTGGTGCATATGGCACCACAATTTTTAATTGTTCTGCGAAAGAAAAAGAACACACAAAACTCAACATTAACATTAATTTTTTCATTTCTCTAATCCCATTTCCTTATAAAAATTATCAGGTTGTTTACTTAAAATATTCTTAATTGTTTCTTCATTGTCTTTCGACAAATTCTTTCCAAAAAGTTTGAACCAACTTCTGTTTCTTTCTGTTCTAATATTATGTATGGCCAGCAATTTATCGTTCTCTAGATATTGTTTTGAACCATAAGATACGATTGAATATGCATCTATATTACCAGACATAAGTGATAACATACCTTCGGCACCAGACTTGAACGGTACATCCAAACACTTTAAAGTTTTTTCACAAACATTTTTCATGGCCATGTGACTGAATGTTCCAATACCAC